ACCTATCTTATTTCTTATCTTATCAAAGTCACCTGAACGATTTGATATATGTTGTGTAACAACATTTATATCTGTCCTACTTGCTCCAATATTTTTAGATAAGTTTTGAATTTCTTTTAAATCTTTCATAGTAACAGTACCACGAGATGCTTGTATCACTCTTGCAAAACTACCTGCACTTGGATTTTCACTTTGTATAATATCTTCTAAATCTTTGGCAGCTAAACTGTTTCCATTAAGTTGATCTAATATTTTATTTGATGTGCCTACTAATACAGAACGTCTTAACTCTTCTCTTGCTGCTTGTTTAGCAGGTGCTTTTAAATAACCATTCTTTTCAAGTCTTTCAATAATCTTTTCAGATTCAGGTAATATAGCAGGTATAAAATCTTCAGGATACAGTCTTGCTACATTTGTCATTTCTTGCAAAGCATCTGCGTCTAATAAAGCTGCATCATCTTTTTCTTTTTTAATTGTATCGTTTAATATTTTATTAGAATGTAGAATCTTTTTGTTTGTTATCTTATTTACAAACTCAGGAATAAACTCAGCTAAATCATTTTTCTTAAAAGCATCTGCGTAGCCATCTATTACACCTTGTGCAAGTCCATCAAACTTTTCTTTATTAAAAGGATTTTGTGCATGAAACTCACCAAATTCTTCTGTAACTTTATTATTTAAATAACCAGTATATCGTTGTGCTAAAACAGCTTTTGCTGATGACTCGCCTACACCTGAAAACTCTACCTTTTCTAAACTAAGATTACCATCACTATCTTCTATTGGTAACGTCTTTGCTGTATTTACATCTCGTTCAATAGCATCAGCTTTAGCTTCTTCCCATGCTATTTTTTGCCCTGCCTCAAATAGTTTAGCTGATTGCACTGCAACTTGTTCAGCACCAGTGTTAACTTCTACAACACCAACTGCCTGATTTCTAAATGACGTTTGTTTTGATCTAAGAAATTCTACCATTATACCAACTTACTTGTTCCATATGCTGTATTTAAAATTGATTGGAATCCCATCATACGATAAGACTTTGCTTTATTTTGTCCTTGTAATAAAACCATTTGTTGTTTTTGTGCTAAATTACTTTGCTCCATTATTCCTTGTAAATTTAATCTTTGTGCAGCGACCGAAGTATCTTCTTTTGCTTTTTGTTGAATACGTTTAAACGTTCTATCTGAACCAGTATCTCTACCTGATATACCTGCCAAAGCCATATTAGAACCTTTAAAGGTTTGCAGGTTAGCTACAATATCATTATGCTCTTGTAGTTTTTGTAATTGCTTTTGTTTTGCCTGTACTTTAATTCTTCTAGCAGTCAATGCAGCTTCTTGCTTTGCTATCTTACCTGCTTTGTTATATCTACTTGCAGACATTAATCCTGATGCAATATACATCATTGTGGTTGGTTCCATTAAAATGCCACCTCTACTATCATTCCGTTAATTTGTAAATCCAAAGGAAAAGACTGTGATACTATAACTCTTGGATCACGACTATATCCCAATAACCTAAACTCCTCTTTCCCAGTAACAGCAGACCTTTCTATCAATCCACCTGATATTGTATCCGTTGTATTCCTAATAACCAAGTCTCTTGTTGTTGATGTTGTGCTTGGTCCTTGAACACTAACTGCTAATGTTGAGAACAAATCTAATACGACTTTAGGTATTTGTCTAGGCTCACCAGTCAAAGGTCCTCCTTGTATTGATGCATCTATAGGTAAAGTTTTTAATGTAGGAGTAAAAGCATATCCAATAAATGCCTGAGTCAATCCACTTTTAACTGCACTTGCATCTATTGCTGCACCTGCCACAGTAAAACTACCAAGAAAGTCATTTCCATTTGTAGCTTTCACCACTGCATCATTAGCAAAGTGTGATCCTAAACTACCAAATGCACTACCACTACCACTAAATGTATCACAAAAATCCATTGGCATATCTGCCTGAAACTCTTCTAAAAACAATTTAGTTGTTCCTGAACCATCATCTCTAGCACACACAACAAACAATCTTTCATGGACTGCACATATACTATGCCAAGTTCCTTCTGTATCCCACAATGTCCACCCTGCTTTTTGATCTCCACGAACAGAATAAAATACTGCAATAGTACCATCACTATTAATTAAAAAGGCATATGATTCACTTCTATTTAATGCACCTTTTATAGATGTCTGTTGTACTGGATCTAGTATAAGATGAGGTGCAAGACCTGATACAGCTACAGATGTATAAGCAGCTTCAGCATCAGTAAATAAAAACTCTCTCAATGCACTACCAGTTTTTTGCACAAACAAAGTTGCACCATCAAATACAGTAGGCTTTACAAAACTACTGCCAAATGGAGTCTGTCTGCGTATCTGTGCGTTAGCAGGTGTTACTGGCTTATTACTAATAGTTGGTATAAATAACTCAGCACCAGTAGTAAATATTTGTAAATCTCTATTAGATACTAAATGTCTAATAGAAAAGATTTCACCTACGTTTGCAGTTAAATCAAGAGCATCATTATCTTCTGCATCACCTATATCAAAATTAAAATACAATCCTGACTTACTTCCCCATATGCCATCAGGCTGTGCTAATGTGCCACCAAACCATAATCTATTTTGATGAAATGTAACTGCAGCAGGATATCCTCTTAGTGGTGAGTAACTCATTTCACTAAACTCAGTAGTCGCTGCAGCAGACGCAATACGAGGACTACCTCCACCAATAGCACTAGAAGTTGCAGTGGCACTACCACCTGCAGTAAATTCAAATGTATTTTCAGTAGGAACAGCAGTAATACTTCTTGTGCCATTAATATTAGTTGCAGCAATACCACCGACTGCACCTGACCTATCAATAACAACAGATGCTCCAGTAGCTAATCCATGTAAGGCTTGTGTAACTAAAACAGTTCCACTACCTTCAAATACTTTAATACTATCTATTTCTAGTTGTTGTCTTATCGTTCCTGCTATATCTATAGTAGCTGATGTTGAACTTGCTACTGCAGTAATACGACAACGAGTATCTCCAATTAACATATCAACACCCACATGTTTAGATGGACTATCCGTATTAAAATAAGCTGCACTTGCTGTTAATGTTTTACTAGTACCAGTAGTAGCATTACAACTCATAGTCATACCTAATGGTTGAAAACTAAAGTATGGTTGAAATATATTCTCATCATCTCTTGATGTATCAAAATTAAATGTAGATACAACAAATGAAGTAAGACCAGTTCGCTCTAGTATTCTAGTCTGAAATGTATTGTGACAAATAAACATAAGATCACCTTGTTGTGCAAAAGTAATCTCTTCTAAATAAGGTGCTGAAGTTGTGTTAACTAACCATGATTGACTTGTTAATGACTGAACAGATGCCACTGCACCAGTCGTAGGGTGTATCTGAAATATCTCTATTCGTGTATTACTAAAGGCTATTATATATTTTTCATCATCTGAAAATATAAATGGTTCAATTCTTACACTTTGTCTTAGACTTGTTGTTGCTGTAAATGCTGGACTACTAGCAAAGTTATGTAACCTTTTTGTGCCAGTTCTTTTTTTTAATCCACCTTCTGATCTTATAAAAAAGTTTCTTACCTGCTCTGCAGCATTGGTATAAACTTTTGTATCTGTTCTTGATGTAAGTGATGGACTTACCTCCCCAAATTGAAAGTTATTTAATGGCACTCTTATCTTTGCCATTTAACTTCTCCTATTTGAAATGAATCTTGATGTAGCAAGTTTTCTTGTGGTTTGTTGTTGTGCATCTATATTTCTTGCTTTTGCCATTAATAAGTTTGCTTTTGTTTCCATCATACTCATTAATCCATCATCTCTTGCTATTGATGTTGCAAAGATTGATGCCAATGTATATTGCAAAGCTAATGCAAAATAACTTGGAAAGTTAACTTCTTCTGCTCTGAATGTATAGTCTGCTATTAAAGTATCTGATGATGATGAATTGCTAAATACTTTGTCTGTATAAACAGTATAGTCTATTAAATTATCATTAACTGTAACACCATGTAACACAAGTAAGTCACTTGGTAGTTGATGTGCAATATCAAATCTGCCAGTAGGTGCATCTGATAATTGTGCTAGGTTAGATTGTGCAGTAGCAAATCTCCATCTCGCAGTAGATAATGTAGCACGAACCGTATCTTCATACATATTGTTTGCCACTAATGCTTCTGTACCTGAAGATGTAAATGATGTAATAGGCTCTGCACCTATAAGAACTAATGCTCTTGATGCTATGTCTATTGCTGAATTTGCTACAGTACTTGTCATATAAGATAAGGGGGATTGCTCCCCCTTCCTTTAGTCGCTGTCTGCTGTACTTAAGTCACCACCATCACCACAGTCAATAGCTGTGGCTGAAACGGATTTAACTACAGTTGCAGATAAAGTTTTATGTGTTGAATTTGCATCACAAATAAGAACAACGTCACCTTCGTTCATCATTCCTAATGCTGTTGTTCCATTCAACTCACCACCAGTAGCATCTGCTGTAGAGAAGTAGTTAGCTGCTCTTACCACAGACAAGGCATCATTTGATGTATAGTACCAAAGGTTTACACCACTTCCACCTGCTAGTCTGGTTAAGTTACTCATATCTAAAGCCATATTAATATCTCCCTATGTTATGAGTTGTTATCAAGGACTTCATAGATTCCGTTGTCATCTATAACAACAGCACCCATTGACATCATTGAAGTTGCTAAATGAGAAACTTTCTCAGGAACATAATTTAACTCAGTAGTTACATCTGCACCAATACCTAGACCCACAGAAGAAGTGTGGTAGCCTATGCTCTTGCCTGCAGTAACAGCACTTGTTGAGAAAATTTTGAATCCTAGAAACTCTTTCATGGACATTCCACCTGCGAATGGTAAGTTTTGCTCTCCAACAAAATCAGATGAAGCAAACTCTGTGATAAGAAATAAATCAGAATATCCTTTAGGATTCATTGCTAAATATCTTCCACCATCTTCAGGTATGTTTGCAGCACCCATAGTTTCAAACAATGATAGTAAGTCTGTTTTTTCTAAAACTCCACCAGTATCATGTATTTGAGTTGAGTTTGCACCTGCGTCCATTGCTGTATATAACAACTCATCTGTCTTTCGACCGAGAGCAGCAGCAGCAGAAGTTGCGATAGCTTGTCTTTCATCTATATTAGTCTTTAACTCATCTAACTTATCAATGAACTCTGCAGCATAGAAGTCTTGCATAGTCACATCTACAGTTGTATGTGTTAATTCCATTGGTGTTACTTGTCCATTTCTGGATTTAGTTGATGCAATTCCAGTACCGATCTTTTGAAATCGTGCTGTGTTTCCATTCACATTACTAACAGTACGGACAGTATTTCTTAATTTACTACCCATTCTCTGATAAGCTAAATGAACTTCTGTCTCGAACTGCGTAATAAAGGCTGTGTCTATTGTATTAGCCATTATAGTTCTCCTCAAAAAAGTTAATGTTACATTTTATCTAGTTATCCATCTTAGCATCATCTAGTTATCCGTTAGGGCTATCAGCTAAATACTGGGCTATATTCTTTGTTTACCAAAATTTCTTCACCTTTGCAACGTACAAATCGTAAAACTGCAAAACCATTTACCATTACTGGTGGATCTAGTATCTCAAAACCTACGAAATTGAGCCATGATAAGGTGTGTGCATGGTCTGCAGGTACTACATTTTCTAGTTGATAATATTGTTTTTGGTAATAATCTACGACTGGATTACACCATTTAAGAAACTTTTTTTCTATTTTGTGTATATCATATGTGCCTAATGCCCATATTTTACCAATCATATTTGTATATATTGGGTTGCAACCAAACATTAAAGCAGGTTTTTTATCTATCATTACAGTATAGCTTTCACCATTTGGCTCTCTAATACCTGCCATCAATGCACGAAAAGGAGTAGCACCATGTATAATGCACTCCCTTACATCAGCATCTCGCATATTATTTTGCATATAATCTATATGACTAACTTTAGCCTTTACGATAGGGTATCCATCATAGATACCCTCACCTTTAAATTCTCTTAAAGGCATCAGTTATTTCTTGCACATATGCTTTATCTCGTCTTGCAGGATCAAAGTATCTTGGGTCTTTCATCTTTGCAGTAAGATCTTCCAAAG